TCTATAATGCATGCTCCATATACTTTAGCAAAATTTGGAGAAAAAACTAATGTAGTTAAACAATTATACATATATTTTGATTTAGATCTTAATAAAGAATTAGGATTTATTACGCCGGATGATTCAGTGTTTAATTGCGAACTTAAATCAGTTATCGAATGGTATCAAAAAACAAATAAAATTCCAGTAACTGGAGCATGGGATGAACTAACAAGAAATGCATCAATGGCAATTAATACAGTACCATACCCGGTACCGTCTGATGCAGTTGCTGAAATACGAAGTGCTGCTCAGGCCTGTAAACTTGAAACAAACCCAAAACCTAGTGAGCCTATAAGCACCGAAACAATAATTGTTCCAGAGAGCGGATTTAAATATGGTGAAAAGCAAAATTTAGAATTTTATAAAGTTCAAAAATTAATGTTAGCACATTTTGAAAAAATATTATCTAATACAGATACTGCACTAAAATTAAAACAATTAGATATATACAAAACATATATAAAACTTAAAAAAGCATTAGAAAATCCAAAAAATCAAGGTAATTATCTAGGCTTAACATCAACTATGGTTACTTTTATAAAGAATGGATTTAACCTTGCTTTAAATAATGGTGTAGTAGATAATGAATTTGTCGATAAACTTAAAAAAGAATTGAATAAATAATATGAAAACAATTTTAATAGAACAAGATCAAGGATTTGATTTAGATGCGGCAATTTCTAAAGAACCTGATGCGGCGAAGATAAAAAATGTTGACGCAGTTAAGCCTGACGTTGTAAAACGTGATACGGGTAAGGTCGATGTTAAGAAGCCTGATGTTAAGAAACCTGAAGTTAAGAAACATGGCTCTAATATTGATATGATTTTGTCTCAAAAAGAGGGCATTGCGAAATTAATAATAAATGGCATACAATTTTATACACAATTTTTTACATATATATCAAAATTCGATATTGACGAAGAAGGTATACAACGTTTATTTTCTACAAAATTAGAAACAAAGCAACACGCACAGTATTGTGATTTAATCATGAGAATCGTAACTGCGTCAATATCGCCTAGTAAATTAGGTAAATCTATTATAGCTAATCCTAAAAAATACAACTATTTTTTATCTAGAAATTTTAGCTCAACGTCAGTTGACTATTTGCATAGTTTCTATGAAGGCGCGTTGTCTAATGGGTTTAATATAAAATCATTACGAGGAATATTTAATAATTCTGACTTTATAGATTATGTTTGGGAAGATATTCCTCAGAAAACAAAAAATTTGCTGATTACAAAAGGTATTATTAAATTTAAATCAGATGGAACATATACAGTTCCATTTTATACAATGACTGATGATTATATTATACAATTAGTTAATACAATATATGATAATCAAATTTACGGGAAACCAAAATCATATTTAAAATAACAAGTTACATGGCAAAGAATCATTATCACAGTTCAGGAAACTCTAAACGGGCAGCTGCACTTAAATACGGTTATAAATCTGGGTTAGAACATACAGTTGCTGATCAGATAAAAAGTTTCGAATATCCTTTGAATTATGAGACAGAAACATTAAATTATATAGTACCAGAACGTAAAGCAAAGTATACACCTGACTTTGTTTTCGCAAAAAAAGATGGCACTATAATGTACATAGAAACAAAAGGGCGATGGACTAGTATCGATCGCCTTAAAATGAAACATGTTTTAGCATCAAATCCTGGCATAGATATTCGCATGGTATTTCAAGCTCCTACACAAAAAATTTCAAAAGGTAGTAAAACTACATATGAAGCTTATGCTTTAAAACTAGGAATTAAACATGTAGCTAAAAAAGATATTCCTGCAGAATGGTTCGCGGAATGTTTGCGAGAAGGCGAAGAACCTAAGACAATTAAAACTTTTTTTAAATAAAGGTTGGATTTCTGAAAAATATTTATTATATTCATGAATAATTAATGAAATTTATTTTATTAATTGATTATTTGAAATTCATTTTAATGATTTTTAAATGATCGTTATGACAGTAATGAAATGTATGTTCATAACTAATATTATTAATTATATATTATTAAATTGGATAAGAACTAGAAATTCATTATATTAATAATAATGAAGAATCTTAAGTTATTACAGTTACTAGAATCAGTATTAGGTAAAGGTAAATCTACCTCAGGTGATAATATCGCTTTCTTTTCTCCATTCGTATCTCACTACAAGCCAAAATTAGAAATTAATATCAACACCAATCATAATGGCGAAAATACTTGGCATTGTTGGATTTCTGATAAAAAAGGCAGAAGCATTAGTTCTTTATTCAAACAATTAAATCTATCAAAAGAAAAGTTTGAACAACTAAGCCGAATAATTGAATCAACTAGATATCGCAATTCAGATGCTACTGTAGAAAAAACTACTATCTTATCATTGCCAGAAGAATATCGTCCACTTTGGATTAAAAAACAAACTCCTGATTATCGTAATGCAATTCATTATTTAACAACGCGCGGAGTAACTGTGTTTGATATTATTAAATATCGAATTGGATATTGCGAAGCAGGAGAATATGCCGGCAAGATAATTATTCCTAGTTATGATTCTGCAGGACAATTAAACTATTTTGTTAGTAGAGCATTTTATAAGAATGACAAACAAAAACATAAAAATCCTAAAATATCAAAAGACATTATTGGATTCGAAATGTTTATCAATTGGGCACAACCAATAATACTTTGCGAAGGTTCATTTGATGCAATCGCAATTAAACGCAATGCTATTCCATTATTTGGAAAAATTATACAGCCGGCATTGCAAAAGAAAATTATACAAGAACGAGTACGAGACATTTATATTTGCTTAGATGCAGATGCTTTGAAAAATGCTGTTCAAATTGCTGAGCGGTTTATGGGAGAAGGATTAAATGTTTATTTCGTTGAATTAAAAAATGAAGATGCCTCAGAATTAGGCTTTGAAAAAATTACAAATATATTAGCAGATACCGACGTTTTAACTTTCGAAGGATTGATGCATTTAAAAATGGGAATGTTATGGACATAAAAAAGATTGATGTCGGCATTGATAAAATTGATAAAATTTATCATATTTCAGATATACATATTCGTACTTTAAAACGACATAAAGAATATCGAGAAGTATTTAAAAATATGTTTGACTACATTGCACGTACTAGCACACCGAATAGTATTGCTGTAGTTACTGGCGATATCGTACACAGCAAATTAGATATGTCACCGGAGCTAGTTCAAATGCTTGTTGATTTCTTTAATGGATTTGAAATACCTACAATTGTTATTCTAGGTAACCATGACATGAACTTAAACAATATGCATCGCATCGATGCTGTAAGTCCGGTATTAGATGTTATTCAAAATTCAATGATTACATTTATTAAAGATAATGGATTGTTTGAGTTAGGTGGTATTGTTTGGAATCATATGGCTGTCGATGTTGCCCCAACAGAATACATTATGGCTAATGATTTTGATGCTACATATAAAATTGCATTACATCACGGAGCTGTTAATACAGCTAAAACTGATATCGGATATCAAATTTCAAACGAGCATGTAACTACAGAATTATTCAAAGGACACGATTTAACATTATTAGGCGATATTCATAAGCCAGCACAATTTTTAGATGATGCAAAAACTATTGCATACCCAGGTTCACTGATTCAACAAAATCACGGAGAAGCATTAGACCATGGAATTTTAGTGTGGGATGTTGAATCTAAAAGCGCTGATTTTGTTGAAATAGAAAATGATTACGGTTATGTTACACTTGAAGTGCAAGACACTAAATTAATTAGTTCTCCGCATCGTATGCCAAACAAACCACGTGTTAGAATTAAATTCAATGACACGAGTGCAGCTGATATGAAAAAATTAATTGCTACTATTCGTAAAAAATATGATGTTCAAGATATTACTATTCAACGTAGCAATACAAACCCTGATACAAATGCTACATCATCATTTACAATCGGCAATGTTCGAGATGTAGAATATCAAAACACATTGATTACAGATTATATTGCAATTAATCATCCACAAGCAACTCCAGAAGAAACTGATGCTATTCGACATATCAATCGCACAATCAATTCAAAACTTCCTGCAGTAGAATCAGTTCGTCATATGACTTGGCATCCAATTCAATTTGAATTTGAAAACATGTTTTCATATGGGGAAGGTAATATTATTAATTTTGAAAATTTGCAAGATGTGTGTGGATTATTTGCAGCAAACACATCAGGTAAATCATCATTGTTAGATGCAATTACATACACTATATTTGACAAATGTAGCAAGACAGGTAAAGCTCATGAAGTTTTAAATAATAAACGTACATCATTTAAAGGTAAATTTACATTTGAAATGAATGGCACGAATTATACAATTGAACGTACAGGTATCAAACAAAAAAACGGACATGTTAAAGTATTAGTTGACTTTTATACTGATACAGAAAATTTAAACGGCGAAGAGCGAAGTGATACAAATAAATCAATTCGTCGTTATCTAGGTACGTATGATGATTTTATTTTAACGGCATTTTCATTGCAAGCCGACAATAATAACTTTATTGAAAAGTCACAGCGTGAACGAAAAGATTTACTTTCGCAGTTTTTAGATATTACAGTGTTCGAACAATTATATCAACTTGCTTCAGACGAAATTAAAGAAACTGCAGGTAAATTAAAAGCATACAAGAAAACAGACTTTGATATCATTATCAATGATGCTGATACAATCATTACAGACAATCAACAAGATATTACAGACTTAGAAGCACTAGAAGATGAATATCAAGAATCTAGAAATGACTTGCAAACTAAGATTCTTCAATTGATTGAAACAAAACAACCTACAACATATAACGGCCCAGATTCTGAACAATTAACAAAAACTGAAACGCTACTTACAAAAAAAGTTACACAATTACAAACAGATATAGAAACTGCTGATAACAATTTAGAAACATTAGTGTCTGAATATTTAGTCATTAAAAAAGACCAACGTGCATATGATGAAACTAAATTGCTAGCAGAATTAAAACAATTAGAATTGCTTGAAACAGAATTAGCACAAATTAAAACAAGCATCGAAACACAACAAGGAATTATCAATGCAAAGCAAGAAAAAATTAATCACCTTTCCGACCATGAATATGATCCGAACTGTCAATACTGTACATCTAACGTTTTCGTTCAAAATGCAATCGAAGCCCAAAACACGATTGCTGCAGATGAACAAGTTTTAACAACTTTAAATGCTGAATTAATGATATTAGAAAATGCAATTGCATTATGTGGAAATGTTAGGCAAGAACTAAAAGAATTTAATCAATTAAAATCTAAACATCAACTTAAACGTGCAGCAATTGAAACTCAGGAATTGCAAATTCAGATTCTAGAGAATGATTTACAAACTCGAGAATCTGAATTAGAAACATGTTTAGAACGTCAAGAATTATTTCAAGCAAATAAATCAGCAATCAAACATAATAAAATAATTGATTTAGATATTGCAACGTGTAAAACAACGATTGAATCACTAACTGCGAAAATAAAACAAACTACAGATACAATTCGTAGCAAACACGGTAAAATTGAAGTTGCTAAAACTACAAAGAAATCGGCAATAGAATCATTAGATGTTTACAAACAACTTGAGACTGAATACAAAGCTTATGAATATTATTTAGATTCAGTTAAACGAGATGGTGTTCCGTATGAATTAATTGCAAAAGCAATGCCAAAAATTGAAGCTGAAATTAACAATGTATTGAATCAAGTGGTTGATTTTAATATGGTGCTTCAAAGTGATGGCAAAAATATTAACGGATACATTATTTATGATGAAGATAATTTTTGGCCTTTAGAATTAACATCAGGTATGGAACGTTTTATTAGTTCATTAGCAATTCGAATTGCACTTATCAATGTATCAGCTTTACCTCGTCCTAATTTTATTGCAATTGATGAAGGCTGGGGAAGTTTAGATGCTGAACATATTTCCGCAGTAGTTAATTTGTTTGATTATTTCCGTACTAAGTTTGATTTCTCAATCATAATCAGCCACGTAGACACGATGCGAGATATGGTTGATAATTTAATAGAAGTTAACAAGATCAATAATTTCAGCTGTATTCAACATACTTGATATTTATATAAAATGAATATGAGGTGTAATGAAACGCAAAGAAGCAGTTTATAA